CCGACTCCTCCAACTCCTGCTCCAACTTACTATAGATTTGAAAACTGTAGTACTTCACAATTCGTATTTCAAACTATGAATTCAGCGCCTGCTTCTAATGCAAGGTATTTTAATGGATTGCAATATTTTAGATATACCGGAGTATCAACAACATTACCAGGAAGTCCAATAGTTACCAATTTAACATTTGTAGGTCAATTTGGATGTCCATAAATTAAATTAAATTAACATGAATGAAATTAAAAACTTTTTAAACAGAGAAGAGTGTTTAGAGTTAATAAAAATGATTGATAAAAATCATCACCCTTCTTCAGTGGTAGAGGGAGGTGATGATGTTAGCTCATATTCTTCTAACAGAACATCTAGCACTTGTAATTTAGACCATACTAATCCTTTAGTAAAAAAAGTTCATAATAAAATAGCTAATTTTTTAGGTTTAGATGTTTTGAAAGGTGAGCATTTGCAAGGACAATTATATGAAGAAGGACAATATTTTAAATTACATCAAGATTTTTTTTCAGGACCAGCTTATGATAAACATTGTTTAGCTTCAGGAAATAGAAGTCATACTTTAATGGTTTATTTAAATGACGATTTTGAAGGAGGTGGTACAAACTTTTCAAATTTAAAAACAATTGTAAACCCCGAAGAGGGTAAAGCGGTAGCTTGGCAAAATATGTCTGAAGGAAAATGTTTGGATGAAGCTTTACATGAAGGTATGCCTATTACAAAAGGGAAAAAATATATTATAACTTCTTGGTGGAGAGAAAACATTTGGAATGGTGCAGAGGATGCAATGATGTATGTTAACAAATCAAAGGTTGATTTAAAAACTTCTCAGATTCCCAAGCTAACTTCAAAAGGTTTTAAGGTTATTAAGTGTCCCTCAGAAACTTGGAACTTAATAAAAGACTCTTATGAATTACTTAAAGATAAAGCTGTTCCTGAAAATTTTGAAGGTAAAGAAGTATTTATACCCACAGGAGATAGTGAAATGTTGTCTTTTGATAGCCTTCCTTCTATAAGAACATTAATACATACGCAACTTTTACCAATCCATGAAGAGTTTAGCGGAGTAAAACTTGAGCCTTCAGCAGTGTATGGTATTCGTTCTTATACTAAAGGAGCTACCCTAAAAGCTCATGTAGACAGGATAGAGACTCATCATATTTCTTCTATTATAATAGTAGATAAAGATTTAAGATGCGGATGTCAAAACAAAGAATTCGGAGATGATTGGGCTTTAGATATACAAGACCATGAAGGTAGTTGGCATAAGGTATATGCCGAGCCAGGAGACATAATTCTTTATGAATCTGCTATCTGTGAACACGGAAGGTCACAACCTTTTCAAGGTAAATATTATAGAAACTTTTTTGTTCATTATAAAATTATATGAAACTACATTTTCTTGCTCCAAACAACCAAGCCAAATGGCCTGAAAAATGGAAAGTTTGTTTAGAAAGCTGGCAAAAAAATTATACTTCTATAACAATATGGGATGATAATGATATAGATAATTTTATAAAACAAAACGACCCAGAGTTTTTTAAAGTTTTGTTAGGCTTACATAAAATTTTTAAGCTTGACTATGTCAGAGGGTTAATATTAGAAAAAATTGGAGGAGCATATATAGATATAGATGTAGAATTAATATCACCATTTATTCATCAATTAGATAAAAATAAAATTTATATTATTGGAGCGTCAGCTGGAGATGAAGTGGTTCAGAATAGCTTGATGGTGTCGCAACCGTCAGATTTTTGGAAAAGTTTTTTAACATATTGTAGACATAATATTTTAAAAAATTTAGAAGACGCAAAAACTTATCCAGATTTAATTGAAGATTTAAGGGGGACTATTGTAAGAAAAACCGTAGGGCCAATTGCTTTGTCTAATTTTATATCAACAAGTAACATTAAAGTAGAAATACTTCCAGCTAACTTATTTAACAATTCACACGGTATTTGTTTTACTAAGCACCATCAAACGGGCATATGGGGCTTTATAGATTAACCCTAATAAAATTTTGTAAATTTGTACTTAAATCATTTAATATGGCAAAGAATTACACTTTAACATACAGTGAAAAATCACAAGGGTTTCCCTCTTTTTATTCTTACGTTCCTGATTGGATGACAGGTATGAATAATTATTTTTATACTTTTTATGGTGGGAATATGTACAGACATAATGTAAATGAAACCCGTAACAATTATTATGGGGCTCAATACAACTCTACTATTTCAAGTGTATTTAATGAAAACCCTTTAGAAAATAAAATATTTAAAACCATTAATTTAGAATCTAACTCAGCTTGGGCAGCTACATTGAAGTCTGATATTGAAACAAGTGGTTTTATAGAAAAAACATTCTTTGTAAAAAAAGAAGGAGCGTGGTTTGCTTTTGTAAGAAATAGCGGAGAGATACCCGCTGGCACTGATGAGTTTGTATTGCGCTCTGTAAATGGTATTGGTCAATCTCAAAGCATTACAGGCACAAATGCTGCGCCACAAATTAATTTTTCAACTTCACCTTTAATATCTATAGGAAGTATAGTGAGTGTAGGTGATGTGGTTTATTTTGCACAACCACCCTATACAGTTCCTCAGCTAGGGGGCACAGTAACTTCAATTAATGTGGATTTGCAAACCTCCACTAATAACCTAATATTAGATGCTACAGTAACGGGAGCTGTAAGCCCTATACCCATACAGAATCCTTATATAATGTTTGTTAAAAATGCAGTGGCAGAATCCCATGGTATATTAGGGCATTATTGTGATTTTACATTAACCAATAGCGATACCACAGCTACGGAGCTATTTGCAGTAGAGTCGGAAGTAATGAAAAGCTATCCCTAAAATTAGTATCTTTGTAGTTAAATGAGTGTAGAAGCTTTGCCTGTAGAAATAATAAGCAACATCACTACCTATAGAGGTATGATGTGGGATAAGATTGCAGAGTTTTCTAAACGATTAGAAAAACTGCAAGGTGTTGTAACACACAAAGCTGGAGAAGTTCAATCAAAAGAGATGCAAGAGTTTTTTCCTTTGAAGCAACACATTGAAGGTGGTTTATATACTCGTGAAATTTTTATGCCTAAAGGTTCTTTTGTAGTAAGTATGATTCATAAACAAAACCATCCGTCTTTTTTACTTCGAGGTAAGGTTTCTTATTTGGGAGATGATGGAGACATAAACACTATAGAAGCTCCTAAAACCATATTTACTAAGACAGGAGCTCAGAGAGTTTTATATATACATGAAGACACTGATTGGTGTTGTGTGTATAAAACAAAAGCAAAAACATTTGAACAAGCAGAGGCTGATGTTTATACTAATAACTATAAAGATTTGCCTAAAAAAACTATTAATAAAATAAAAAAATTATGGCAGGAGTAGGATTTGCTATAGCTGGTACAGTTTTAGCGGCAGCAGGGGTTACACAATCTTTCATTCAAGCTGGAAAGCAGAGTAAGCTTAGAAGAGAAGCTGAAGATGAAGCAGCTAAATCGTTAAAAGAGGCTGAAAAAATATTAGGCGTTAATAAGCTAGAAGGCATTTCAGCACCGCTAAGAGCCTATGAAGAGGCTAGACAAGGTATAAGGCAGGCCGGAGCTCAAGCTTTACAAGCAGGTGCTGAAGGAGAAACAAGAGGAGCGGCAGCTACAGCAGGAAGAGTTTTGATGGGAGCCCAAAAAGGCGAACGAGAAATATCAGCAAAGCAAGAGCAGGAGATGTTGAGATTACAGGAGTTAGCTGCTAGAGAAGATGCAAGACTACAGTCAGGCTTAGCTAATTTACAATTAGCTGGAGTAGCGGGTGCGCAGCAAGCAGCAAGAGATGCACAAATGGCTGAAATGCAAGCAGTAAGCCAAGGTTTTGAAGGGTTAAAAAAATTAGGAGGGACAGTTGTAGATTATAAAAATGAATTAGTTCCTTTATTTAAAAGACAAAAAACTACACCCGCAGGAATAAATGATTTTTCTAGTTTTGGAATGGATACAATGTCATCATTAAATATGCCTGCTTTGGGCATGAGTAATGCTCAAGACTTTCAGCGGTTTGTAAACCCTGCTGTTCCAATTGATTTTAGTCCCAAAAAAATAATTGATGTTTATGACCCTGCCAATTATGTGAATCCACTTAATCAATAATATATTATGGCAAAGACATATGTAGGCTATGTAAAAAGAGAAGTTGCTAATGAAATAGATTGGTCTTCTATTGGCAGTGGTATAAGTGATATGCTTCTCGCAGAAAAAAAATCTAGAGAAGATAAGAAAAAAGAAATAGATGATGCTTCCAGAGAATTCGCTAAGGTTCTTACTGATGCAGAGGGGAGTGGACACACTGGATTAAACCAGTTTTTTTTAGATGGCGCTAATAGTATTCAAGAGGTTCGTCTTATGCAAGACAGGCTACTAAGAAGCGGTCAGTTAAGATTAAAAGACTACAATGTACAAAGGCAAAATGCTATTGATGGTACAAATGAAATGCTCTCATTAGTTAAAGAGTATGACACCAAGTACAAAGAAAAAATGGAGCGTCTTCAAAAAGGAGTTAGTGCTGCTCAAGAACAGTATTTAATGGAACAGATTGAAGGATTCTCTAACTTTCAAAACCACAGGTTATATGTAAACCCTACCAATGGACAGTTTAGTATTGGAAAAACAGTTCCTGGCAAAGGAGGTATAAATGAGTTGAGTAGAAATCCTAATGATTTTTCTACTATGCAAGCGCTTCGTAATAGGCTCAACATTAAGATAGATAAATACGACTGGAATAAAAATTTACAGCAAGGAGTAGATAATTTAGCTAAAATAGTGATAGCTAAAAATGCGAAAGGTATAAAAACAGAGGAAGACGCTAGACAACTTGGCGCCTCGTACGATACTGCTAAAGCTAATTGGATAGATTCAATGATGACCAATTCTACGAACGTAGGTAGTATGCTTACGGATTGGATTGGTGGGTATGGGTTTGATATAGACCCAAAAGTGACTGCGGCAGATGATAAAAAAATACTTTTAGTGCCTGACCCTAGACAGCCAAGCTCTGGAAACTTAGTCCCTAAATTATCAGAAGCACAAGAAAAGGTTGTTAAAGATAGATTAAATCAAGAGTTTGAAAGCAGAGTAGATAAGATTCAAACGGCTTTGCCTGTGCAAAGACAAGCGCCTTTAAGTGCTGGAGAAAGAACAGCTCAGCAAGAAGGAGAAATAGGGTATGGTTTAGCTTTAGACCTTACATCTGGAGGTAGTATTTTTGGAGAGTCTTTAGAAAAAATTAAAGCTAACAACAATGCTATAGATAATGTTTACGAGACAGACACTTCATATGTTATTCAATACAAAGACGGGAGCGAAGACAAGACTATCAATAAAATAATGAGAGATGGTGTAGAAGCAAGAGAAGAAACTGCTGTTTCTTTAATGGCTGCTGTTAATCCTAACTACGATGCCACAAAAGCAGAAACTGCTAAGCAAAGATATTTAAAGTCTAACAAAATAGGAGAGAGAAAAGAAAAAGATTTATCCGGAAAAAGAACGGCGATATCCTCTCAAAACTCTAGCACATATCAAACTAAATCGGAAGTAGCTAAAGGAGATAAAGGTGTTTCTATTTCAGAACAAATTGAAAAACTTCCACGCCCAGATGAAGATAATTCTAACCAAGTTTTAGATGTTATAAAAGATATTTATCCTTTGCCTGGCACTGAATCTTATATTAATCAAATACAAGTAACGGGAGTAGGGACTGGAACGCAGGATGTTTTAAATTTTAAACTACCTCCAGAGTTTATTCCTTTTGTTCAAGATTTATCAGGAGTAACAAAAGGTGAGGGTAATAACATAAAGATTGATTATGATGCCGACAAAGATAAAGC